GGTCGATGCGAAGCCCTAACCTATACATCGCCGCACAAGAGCAGCTCTTTGCGAAGTTTCAGTCACGCTCCATCGCCATCCAGCATTGGAGCAAGTACCTGATGACTCCCAAAGAGCTTGCTCTCCTTTTTCAGAAATTAGAGAAATCAAATTCTGTTCTTCGTGAGATAGCCAAGACTGATCTTGGCCAAAGCGGAGAGTTAGCGAGAAAACAACTTGGAATCGAATGAATCAATCAAAGATCGACCGTGCGCGTGCGTGGCTTAGAAACACCCCAGGAGCCGTCGCTGGTCAAGGCGGTCATAACGCGACCTTCGCAGTAGCAACCGCGCTCATACACGGTTTTGAGCTGAATGCGGGGGATGCTGAGACACTCCTGCACGAGTACAACTCGAAATGCCTCCCACCATGGAAGCCGAACGAGTTGGCGCACAAGCTCGATCAGGCATCCAAGGTTCCGCACGACAAGCCGCGTGGCTGGCTTCTCGAATCGAATTCCGGCATGGGGCAGGGCGGAACTCCAGTATCACCCACCGGCAAGTTCGTGGTGCGAAAGATCCAAGCAATTCCGCAATCGGACTTTCGATTTTCAACCATAGATTTCTTAAAAGCCTGCTTCGAGTCGGATGAAGTTGTCTGCATCTGCAATGACATCGTAAGCGACGAGGAAGGTCGGACTCGACCAAACTCCAAGGGTACATTCCTCAAGCGCGACGAATGGATTAAGAACCATTTCACGCCGCCCATCAGCGCCATGTGGAACGGTCCTGACAGCCGTGGCGCATACGTCCGCGTCAACCCATGCTTCGATGAGAGCGGCTCTGATTCCGGCGTGGCAGCGTTCCGCCATGTGCTGGTCGAGATGGACGAGAAGACCAAGGACGAGCAATGGACGATCCTCAAGGAATCGAAGCTGCCGATGTCCGTCGTCATCGATTCCGGTGGCAAGAGCTTGCACGGCTGGGTACGAGTCGATGCGGCGAACAAGGAGGAATGGAACGAGCGTCGTGATGTCGTCTATCGCCAGTTAGAAGCTCTTGGCATCGATCCGAAGAACAAGAACGCGAGTAGATTCAGCCGGTTGGCCGGTGTGATGCGCGATGGCAATGAGCAGAAGCTGTTGGCCATCAATGTGGGTGTCGTGAACTGGGATGCGTTCACGGACTATCTGGAGTCGCAGGACATGCCTCAGGAGTTCTCGCTCGATAGCATCATCGAGTACGACCCGAAGAATGATCCTGACAATCTGATCGGCGACAGGTGGTTGCGTCGCGGATCTTCGCTTCTATTCGTCGGCCAAAGTGGTTGCGGCAAAAGCTCAATGGCCGCGTATCAGGGGATGAAGTGGGCGTCCGGTGAAGCATGGTTTGGCGTAAAGCCAGTCCGGGCGTTAAAAGTGGCTTACATCCAGGCGGAAAACGACATCGCCGATCAGCATGACGCACTCAAGGGTGCAGCTCAGATGACGTTTGGAAAGGAGAACTGGGAGCGAGGATTGCGGAGCGTTGACATGCTCTTCTTCCGCGAAACGGTTCGAACCGGAACAGACTTCGCCACAATGCTCCGCCGTCTCGTTCGCAAGACCAAGGCTGACGTGGTTTACATCGATCCGCTGCTCTCCTACATGGGTGGCAATCCTGCGGACATCGAGGTCTGCGCGAACTTCACCCGACACCTTCTCCAGCCGATTATGATGGAGACAGGTGTTGTCCTGGTACTCGTCCATCACTTCCCAAAGCCAAAAGGTAAGGACGACAAACCGGAGAGCGTGGCAGATTTGGCCTACTCAGGATTCGGATCGTCGGATCTGACGAACTGGGCGAGAGAGGTGATTGTGATGAAAGAGGTTGGATTCAACAACCCGCGCAAGTTCATGCTCGGCATGGCAAAACGGGCCGACCGTTCCGGCATGACTGACAAGGAAGGAAAAGTCACCGGATCGATTATGATCCAGCGTGGTACGGGAGGCGACATCTCATGGAACTACGCAGAACCTGAGAAGTTCGTCGTGGATAAGGAGTCGGTTAAGAAACCGTACTCCAAAGGACGCTATCCTAAGCGTTAGCCTTCTCACGCTCGGCGCGGCGACGACCTTTCGCGGCTAGAGACTGGAACCGCTCACGCCCCAGCTTTTTACGCCCGATTGCGGCGGCCAAAGCCTTCGGCTCTCTCACACCCTTCTTCTCAAGACTGCTGATCAGCTTCTCGTAACGACCGCCACCGCCAAGTTTCATCTTGTCCATAAATTCAAATAGGGTTTGAGGTTAAAACCGACAGAACAATCACCAAAATCCATGCAGCGCAGCTCCAATACTTGGGCGTCGTCTTGTCCTTCGCCTCCGCGCAGTTATGCCGCGCGCGGAAGTTCTTACGACGCTCAGGATTGTCGCGTTTGATTTCCATGTTCGGATCGCCGAAGCGGACGATGACAACCTTGCCAGCCGGATTCTTAACGTACACCGCGCTCTTCTTACGCTCGCCAGGAGTGTAGAACGGCTTGTTGAGCGTCACCTTACGTCCCTTGTAGGTGTTACCTTTTTTGGAGAGGGAGGTTTTCATGGCAGTTCGTTTTCAACCTCAAGCGCCTGCCTGTACTCTTCAGAGTTTTTCCCAAACTCTTGCCTGATGGATTTAACAGTTTGAGAGGTGACATCTCGAAACAGATCGAGTGTCTGAGGGTTTGAAAAGGTAACAAACCTTCCAGCGTCGATGTCTTTGATCGGAGTCATCGCAATTTTTCGAAGCTCTGGGTTGGTCAAAAATTTTGACGCAAACTTGTACCTTACGGCTGGCGCACTGGTAACCACACGGGACAAAAATGAAAGCGCAGCCGGAAGAGTTCCTTGAGCAATGTTTCCACCTTGATATCCGACAAAAATATAATTGATCAGCCCACGATTCACATCGGACGCAGTTTTAGCTGGAACAGGAGTTTCAGCTATTGCCCGAGCAACTTTTTCAAGCTCCTGCCGTCCGCTGGTTCCAAGCAGCGTGTTGGCAGTTTCAAAGAATGGGCTAGCCACTCTTCCTGCGGTTCCAGGGCCAGCAGGTACACCAGCAGAAACCAAATTCAATAGCTTTTGGCCATCAATGATATCTCCCGTTTTCGACTGATTCAACAGATCGTCAATGAAGAGCGATTGAACATCGCGCAGCACATCAGGCTTTCTGGAGGAAAGTCGTGAAACAAGATTTGCGATTTTTGGTTGATTATTTGGATCTGAAACAAACTTTGAAATATCGAACGAATTCCTCTCTACAAGTTTGTCCAAACCGAGTTTTGAAAGCTCCGCCTTTACCGACGCATCTTCCTGAACAGCCCGTTTAGCAAGTTGCTGAAGAGCGTTTTTATCGGTCGTACCGAGCATCTGTTCAACAAATCTAGGATCAGCATTAACAGAAGAAAGATACGCTTCTGGAGATTTAACTGCATTTCTGATATCACCCAAACGCGATTCAGAAATGAACGCGCTTCTCAGGTTTGCATAGTTTGGAAACAGTTTGTTTCGAACCGGCTCCGGCAACCCGTTAATCTTGCTGAACATTTCTCCAACATTGATTCCAGCGCCTTTTCTTCCAGCTTGAGACGCAGTGCTTACAATCGCCTCTTTAACAAGGTCCATCCCTTTCTGCGCGTTTGATGAACCAAGAAGATCCGTCAACATACCAAGATTAGTCTCGGCGTTTGATCCGGTTAGACGCGAGATAATCGCCTCTCCAGATAGTCCTCCGCCTTCTCCAATCTCCTTTAGAATACCCTCGCTAAGGTTTCCCCTGAAACGTGTGATATTTTGGGCGTAGTTTTGGTTTGCAGCACCAAGCGCTTGCTGGAGAGCTGGCGTTTGCGAGACAGCCTGATTGATCTGATTGGCAGCAATCTCAGCAAGCTGAGCTTTTGTCCTGACATCAACCCCCGGCAAAACGCCGGATTGCCGAATCTGTCGAGAAAGGTTGGAAGCAAGATTTCTAGCTTCTTCAAGCGTTGCGGTGCTAACAAGATCCTCAGCCGCTGCAAGTGCCGCACGTTGGCCAGCAGGAGCGGCAATTACCGAAATGTTTCCTCCGGTGGCTTTTGCGAGATTTAATCCTGCCGAGTTGGCGTAATCAATCAGTGGTTGGAGATCAACGGCAGTTTGAGAGTATTCTGGAAGCGATTTTGCCTTGGTGTATGCCGCATTCCAAGATGTCCTAGCCGACTCAAGGGAGTTTTCAGCGAGGTCTTTAAGATCGTTTCCAATTGAAGCAACGCTTCTTCCTGGCGCAAAAAATGACTTTCCAACCTGAAGCACACGTTGTTCAGCGTTGTTCACGGAGTTTGCGGCTCTTGAGGCAAAGTCGTTCACAGCCATTTCCGCTTGCTTACCAAGCCCCTGACGCTGCGGATCAAGAATATCAAAAACCTGCCTGCTGATTTCTTGGGGGGTACGGTTTCCTCTCGGCGTGTTAGCGGCTCGATGCAACGCAAGTTCGTAAATCTGCGTCATCGCTTCAGGATCAGGTTCTGCTCCTTCTAAAGCCATTCTTTTTGAGATAGCCTGAGAATCTATCGCTCCTGCCAAAGAAATTGGAACCTGCTGCCCAGTTGCAGTTTCAATAGTCTGAACTGACCTGAGCATTTTAAGTTGGTCAGAGGTTAGATCAACCGGCCTGAACAAGTTGGCCACAGTCTCCTTGATGAGTGGCAACTTTCCGCCTAATGCTTTTAGCCCAGCCATTCCGACTCGCATTGGCTCTCCAATGACAGGGCCAAGTGCTGTTCCTATTGCGGTTTCTTTGAAAACCTCACCAGCCGCTTGAGCTGGTTTTCCTTCGGAAACAAGTTCAGCAGCTTTTGGAATAGCTGATGCTGCGCCTCCAGCGGCTCCGAGAGTGGCTTGTGCGCCGGTTCTTGGCAGGAATTTCCCGGCCATTGCTGCGCGAGCAAGAGCTGGGAATCGGGCAGCAGCCATTTCTGGAGCGGCAAAACCAAGGGCTATTGATGCAGCACCTTCTGGAACCGTTTCGTCAAACATCGACGGCGCACCCGCCGCAGCAAGGCGAGCTTCCTCTTGCTGCATCGCCTCGCCCATCCGAGCAGCGTCACTCATCGTCGCTTGCCTGATTTGCTCTGGATTAAGCGCGGAAACAAGACCTTGTTCTTCGCGCCGACGCATCTCTCCAACAGTGGCCGACTGTTTTACAGCCTGATTCAACTGAGCCGTCGATCCTACAGCGGCTTGAACCTGCTCAGGAGGAAGCGCAGAAACCATCCCCTGCTCTTCTCGACGACGCATCTCGGCGATGGTAGCTGGGCCTTGAGATGGCTTAGGTTGGGCGGAGATTCCTTGTGCCACCTCGTAATCAGAAATGGCCTTGAAATCCGCTTCTGTGGGCGGATTCGGATTCGACCAGTTGTATTCCCTGCCAGACGGAGATGTGATTTTTCCCATAATTACGGGGTGTAAATGAATCCAGAAGAAACGTTAGTCGAACCTGTAAACGGAGTTACACCAGCAGGAAGTGACGGAGCGGTTCCGGTCGATCCAGCGGGAGTCGATTGACGCTGCTGACCAAACGGCGTCAGTGGCAGCTTGTAACGGGTGACAAGTTCGTTGGCCAACTTTACCTGCTCTGGAGAGATTTTGCGCTTCGTCTTAAAGTCATCAATCGTACTCCACAGGTTTTCAGCGGCAAATTTAGCAAAGTTGTTGATATCGTTGACAAAGTTTTTACTTCTGATGTCACCGATTGCTGCTTTCAACCGAATCGTTTCAGGCTGTGTTACAGCCTTACCGGAAGTGGCAAACGCCTCTTCATTAAAAACTTTCTGAAATCTTTGAAGAAGCTCGTACGCGTCTTTCTCTTCGTCAGTTTTTGATTCTTTTAATCTACGAGAAAGCTCACCAATTTTACCGTCAATAAGGCCAACGTAATTCTGAATTTTCCCTTTTCCGTAAGTTTGTTCAAACTTGTTCAATTCATCAACAAGTCTGGCCGAACCTCTTGCCGTATTCTGATCGCCACGAATTTGACGAGCATCTTCTCCTTCGGGCCATTTCCAATCACTCTGCATCACGGAACCCTTGATTCTCGAAGCGGTACGAGCGTCAGCAAGTCCAAACAGCTCTTGCCAATCGTCAACAGCATCATTTGCAATGGTCATTTTCATGCTGTCAGAAGGATTGATGCGCCCTGCTCGACGAGCCTCAACATTGGCGCGAGCAGTTTTAATCCGTTCAGGAAGAGGAATGGTTTTATCTAACTGATAAACCTCTTCTGACATTTCTGTGCCGAGTTCTTTGATGGTCTGTTTTTCTTTCAACTGCTCTCTGATAAGAGGCAGATTTTTCTGATAAACTTCCTCATTAACCTGACCTGTCTGAGGGTCGAAAACATCGATACCCTCATCCGTCATGGCTTTTACGGTATTTGCCCTAAGCTGTTCAAACTGTTCACGAGCCTTGATAATTTTAGCTCGCGGAGAATACTGCTGAAGACTCTGATAGGCTCTAGTTGCCTCCTGATTGAAAACCTTTGACCTAAAACGTGGCAGTGCAGGCATTGGAGCCTTCAACTCAGGATCATTAAAATAGGTTCCAACTTCCTCATTGAACTTTTGGAACGTGTCATACTCCGCAGCTTGAGCCTCCTGCTCCGCCAACGCCTGAGCATAAGCGTTCGACTGAATCTTGTTTTGAAGATCCGCCTGACGCTGGCGCATGATCTGATCAGCCGTCTGAATCTGGAACTGCTCCATCATCCGCGCCTGCGTCTGCGCGCGGTCGAACAGGCTTGCACCTAGCTGAAATGCTTGAAGAGATTGGTCGGCCATAAGATTAACGTCCGTAGTTTGAAGAGCCGTACTCCGGGAATAGACTCGTAGAAAGCGGTGTGATATCCGACCTCGTTGGAGTCGGCGCATAAAGATTCGGATAAATCTCAGGATCGTTCTGAGGATTGTACGATGGTGACGGCCCACGTTGGCCAGCCATCAACCCCTGATACATTCCGTACTGCGACAGCGCGCCACCGGCAACACCGCCAAAGTTGGTAAGCGCAGTCTGCGCCGCCTGCTGCATCGGCGACGGAGCAGCAGCCACCTGAGCGGCAGTCAAATCACGCCCGTACATTCTGGCCTGCTGTTCTTGAATCGCGCCGATCCGTTGAGCGGGTGTGATGAACATGCTGCTCACTGAGAACGGTTGAGCCATGCCAAACGTGCGCTGCTGCTGGATAAAGTTCTGAGCCTGAGCAAGACCCTGATTCTGAATCTGCATCGCTGTCAGACCAAAGTCGCGAGCGAGCAAATTTGTTCGAATGCCTGACGCATCTTTAAACCCTCCACCAACCGCCCGACCAGCGACAGCTCGTTGAAGCTGCGATTGAACATCTTGATCAACCTCGCCACGCAATCTTGAGCCAATAGTCTTTCCAGCCTGTTGAATCAACTGGTCATAGCCAGGAATCGCACGGCGAAGCTGAGTTTCAAGCAATGACTGTTCGGCGGATGTCGTCTTCTCGGCCAGTTTGGTGGCAGGCTCAAGCGCGGCAATGTTTTGCCGGATAGCGTTGGTCTGTTCCTGCTCGAAGTTGATCGGCTTCAGCTCAGGCACCTTCGGCTTGCGTCCGCCGAAAAGCCCACCGAGCAAACTTCCAGCAGCGGAGATTCCCGCTCCACCCAGAATTGCAGCTCCAAGTCCTATTGCCATAAATTATCCTTTATCAGAACCATTGCGAAAATCCTCCGCCATTCAACCCGACTCCGACCATTCGGATGGTTGCCACAGCGTCACCCAAATACTGCATCGTCTGCTCCTGCACAGCTTGAACAGCTTTGGCTTCGTAGGCCACTGCTTCCTGAATCAAATCGTTCTCTTCCTTGCGAATCGCCATGACCATCAGCTTGATGGCGTCGGGACACGGAGGAATAAGGTAGTCATTCACGCTCGTCGCGTTGATGTGGCGCATCTTCGCCATCACCGTTACCGGCTTGTCCTCCTCGTTGTTGCAACGATCAGCGAGGTAACTGCGACGATACTGCGGCAAAGTTTCATCAGGGTCGTAAACTGCCAGATCCAACTCTAGCAGCGTCGTCGCATCGTACTCGTACAAACGGCTTGCCGTGTTCGTGGCTTCGCGGATGACGCCGGTCAGAGTGGTGAACTTCTTGGTCGATTGAGTGTACGGCAAAGCAAGCGTTAGCTTTTCACCGTCGATCCAGACGCCTCCGGATTGCGTTCGAATCCATTGACCGTTTTGATCAACACCTTGCAGCGTGATGGTTTTGCCGACATCCGAAGCGTCGCCAGGGTAGACTCGAAGATAACTGTTAGTACCGCCAGACATGTCGCGGTAAGAAACCACAGTGCCACGGTCAACAAGCTGCTTA